TGCTACTGATCTGTTTCCATAACGCTCAAATTCCTTTTCATAAGTATCAGGTAGATACTGGTTCAAGAAATCAAAGTTGTTTATGTAGTTTGTTGATAGTGGAGTTTGCTGCGCACTTGGCTGCAAGTCAAATCCTGGTGTCAAATTTACTGCCATTTTTTAATTTTTAATTGTTTAACTTTTTTTAATACTTCTAATTTTGAGTCCTCTTCCATGTTCGTTTCTACTATTACTCACTGGGCGTATCTTCATTCCGTCTTTTGAGACTGTTTGAGATTGTTGTCTAATATCCATATTAATGTTTTTCGATTTTCTTGAAACATTATCTACAGCATTAGCAACACCCTGATCATAAAAGTATTGAGCAAATTTATCAGGATTCATGGCTACCGATAAAGCTTTATGGTAACCTATAGCGTCAGTAATTAATCCATCTTTACCTACATATTGACTAATAAAATTAGCAACATTAGATTGTTTGTTTTTTAATTCTTCCGCAGTTCCTGGCTTAAAAGTTAGTTTAGTATCCGATACATTGAAATCAAAACCTTTGAAATCACTGTTAAAAACATCATTTGTTTTTTGAACAAAAAACTCAGCTTTTTTACTGTTTGCTTCTTCTAAACTTTTAGATTCTTCGATGTAACTCTTATAAGCATTAAGACTTTTTTCTTGATCTTCAGATAACCCACCCCCACTTGACTCAAGAGGAATATTATATTTATCTTTTTGTTCATTTAAAAACTTCTTTGCCTTAGCAAGTTCACGTTTTTTTGCTAACTTCAACTTCTTAATTTCTCTCGCCTCATCCAGTTCTTCGTCATAACTGAATTTGTCTTCGATCAGATCTTGAATATCTATTTCATCTAAACCTTCTTCGACAGATGAATAGTAGTTAGCCAGTACAGCATTATCATCCATAGAGTCAAAGTCTTTTTGTAAATTATAAAAATCTTCAATTCCACGACCAGTTTCCTGCTTGTACTTAAAATACGCTGACACATCTTCTGGTAAATCTAAGTTTGCCTCTTTTTCCGCAAACAAATCATCAACAGATTTTATGTCTTTGTCGTATCTATTTTTAATATATGAAAGAACATCAGTGTCATTTATTTCTGACACTTTATCTTCTTCAATAACTTCTTTAGTCTCTGGCTCTGAAGATTTAACTTCTGAATCGCCTTCAGATAAATTAACTTTATCTACATCAACTTTTTCCTCACCTGAGTCTTCAAATTTTTCTTCGTGTTTTTTTAGCAATTCGTTTTCTACTTCAACACGAGATTTTTCTTCTTTTGTTACTTCTTTTACTTTAAATTCCATTTGATTTTATTTTTAACAAAGTTAGTATTTATTTTAATTATATTTTAGGCAGTTTTAAATATTAGAAAACCTTCTTCTGGCCTCCCATTGTATTTTTTTAGTCTTGCCTAAAATAGCTTTTCTTGTTACCCTTTTATTAAAATCATCTCGTACTTGATTTAATTGTGGGCCTGCTGATTTTTCCATCATTTTTTTATCTTTTTATCAAGAGCTTTAGCACCTCCTTTTTTAGCTAAATGTTTTGAAACATATTTTAATATCATTTTACCTCCTTTTAAAATTTTACCACCGCCTATCATTCCTCCACCTACTGCGCCACCTTTCATTTTTGGCTTAGGAAGAGGTTTAAGATTTTTAGCATACTTTTTTAGTTTAGCTTTGTGTGCCGCTGATTGTTTTTTTGTTATTAGTTTTTTACGAGGTTTAGTAGGAACGTTTGTTGCAGTACGTGTAGACTCTTTTGCTCTCGCAGCAGGTCTTTGTTTTTTTCTATTTCTCTTATCTAATTTACTCATATTATCTTGGGTTAAATTCAGAAAAGTCAAAACCATCTAAACTATCTTCATTTGATTCAAAATTAATCGAAGGTAAATTACGTTTTCTTTGTTCAATCATTTTAGATTGGTTAGAAGATTGTTGGTTTATTCTTTTATTTTTTTCAGACTCTCTGTTTTTTTCTCTTTCATCTATTTGTGACTGCTCAACTCCTTTTAATTGCATTTGATAATTAAACTCAACCTCCATTAATTTAGTTTTTAACTGAGCTTCCATCTGCATTTTTTGAATTGCCATTTGAGATTCAGCAGTCATTGTTTCCATTTTAGTAGCGGCTGCTTGTTGAGTTATTTGCATTTGCTGTTGAGACGCAGCTTCTTGAGCCTGCATTTGCTGTTGAGCTTGCATCTCTTGTTGTTGCATTTGCATCTGCTGCTCTCTGTCTTGCTTTTGCTTACGCTTTAATTTAAGCAATTGATTAGCCATCTTTAAGTTATGTATCTCCCTAATATCTATAGCGTCCTCAAGACTTATATTTTCTTTAGATAGAGCCATTTGAATATTTTGCTCAAGCATAGCTTTTTCTTCTTCGTCTGGAGACATTTCTATAAATATTCCAAAATCATATAAATAAAGATTTTTTATTTCATCAATAATCTGTAAGTTATATTTACCAATTTGCATAGCAAACTCATCTTTAAAATCAGCATATTCTAATATATCCGCCATTCTTATTGATAAGCATTCCGCTAAACTTCGAGTCATATATAAACTTGCTTGTAAAATATGTCTTGTTGCTGTATTAGAATTTAATGCTGCTAATTTATTTACGCCAACTAAAGAGTTGGGATCTGGACTTGAACCATCACGAGCTTCGTTAAGTCCAGTAACTGCTCTGATCATATCTAAATAATGATTATAATTACCAAGAAGCATTTGCATTTTACTTGCACCGCTTGAAGCGGTTAACTGACTTATAGGTACTTTAGCATTGTTAAACTCTCCATCTTGAGTAAAACTCCTACCAATAACACTACCTGTCTGAAAGTAAAGCCTTAAAGCGTCTTCTGGATTATAAGCATTTCCAGTTCCTAAGTCTACTTCATTTAAACCATCGGCATCAATAAAAACTCCATCAGGAACTACTCTCGAAACAACCTGCTGTATTTTTAAATGAGTCATTTGAATTAAATCAGCAAAAGGAATCATTCTTCTTACTAAAGATTCTACAGAACCTTTATACATTCTTGGAGCGCAAGCTATGTAGTTTGGTCTTGCATATTGATTGGCTGATTTAGGTCTAACCATATTTTCACTTAGTTTCCACTGAAGCATTATATTAGTACCCATAACCATTACTCCATCATACCAAACATCAATTCTTTTTGTAACTTTTTCAAACTTACCTTCTTGTTGCATTTCAACAGGAGGATTAAATTGATCGTCTTTCTCTACAGTTTTAAAACTTCCATCTGTCATTTTTTTCTTTTTGTAAACAAAAGAGTGAGTAGACTTGTAGTTAAAGTATAATAATGTAGCAGTATCTCTGTGGAACATACTATTATTATAAGCTTGAGCGTTATTATAATATTGATACCAAGATTGACTGTATTTAGAAATTTCATCTAAATCAGAAAGAGTTAGGTCTGGATCTATCTTAATTAGTTCCCCAATAGGAACTGTTTTTATTTCTCCCCAATAAAAATTATCCTTAAAATAAGGATCTTCAGTGTAACTATAAACTACATTTGCTGGATCTACATAGTCAACCTTAACTCCAGTTCCAGGTAAGAACATATGTTTACACATTCCTATACCTAAAACAGTTTGATCATAATCAACTCTTTTCCTTATATCTTGGTAGTGATTTTCATCCAACAAAGTATTTATTCCAACTTCTTGAGCAATCTCAATAGCTGGTTTATATTTCATTTGCATATATAACTCAAGCTCTTCATCACTTCCAGGAAGCTCTTCTTCAGCTACACTAAAAACAGGTATTTCAAAATCTTTTTCTAACTGCCTTAAAACTGGTGCTGCTACCATGTCAGCTTGAACCATGTCTTGAAAAATACTACGTTTTTCAGCAGACATAGCGTCCTGAGCGTAAGTTTTTACTTTAAAAAGTCTATCAGACATTCCGTTTACAACTATGTCTACAAACTTGGGTATTATAGGAACTGGAGTCCAATCTAAATTTAAGTGACTTAAATCTCCATCTATTGCTATTTCATTTTTATATTTAGCTACAGACTGTTCTCCTCTGGCGTACAACCTGAGTCTATTAAAGTCAGCCCATTGATTATAAAACCTACACGAACCACTATCCCTTCTAAACCACTCGTACTGAATCGCTTGACCTACTTGTAAGCCAAACTCCATTGTGTCTTTAACAGAATCTGATTCAAATTGATCAGGAAAAGCAGCTGAGTTAACTTGTATTTTTACATCTTTCATTTATTAATTAATTGACTAACCGAAGCTGTGTTATTATATCTTGCAAAGTTAATGCTTATTTTCGATTTTTGTTTAGACGGAGTGTATAGGTGTTTTTGATTTGCCATTATAGCTAAACCAGAACTAATAGACGCATCAAATTTAGTTCTGTTACTTATATCAAACTTAGCCCAATCCTCTAAAGTTCTTTGAAAATTCATTATACCCATATCATCTTTATCTCTGTACGAACCCTCCATATCTAATCCAACATACTTTTCGATGTAAGATTCTATAGCAGAAGCGTGAGATTGCTTTACGTCTTCACTTGAATTTGGTATTCCTCCTAATTCTTTTTCTGTTTTTGACAACTTGTTAAACCTTTTGTCAGGTCTGTTTAGACTAAATTGTCTGTATCCCCTGTTTTTTAAGTGATATAATAAACGAGGTTTATTGTTTTCACACAAAATAGGCATTCCATAAAACACCATAGCCATTAAAACATCTTCAAAAAACAACTCAGCAGTTTGAGGACGAGCTATGTATTCTAAAAAAAACTCATTGCTTGGAGCATTATCCATATTGAATTTTGTCAATCCATGTAAAGAACCATTAGATCCTTTTCCAACAACGACACCTGATATGTCATATGAATCACACCCAAATGTACCTACGTGTTCGTTGCCTGGGTATTTTACTCCATTTCTTGTTATGACATTATTTTGCAATGCTTTTTCTGGTAACCAAGTTACAAAAAATCTTCCTCTTTTATTAGGTGACCAAATAACCCTGGTATCTTTAATTCCGTTCTCCCAAGAAAAAGATCCTTGAGTTACATATCTGGCGGTAATTAAAGAATCATTATAGTCAATTTGCTGGTATATTTTAGTTAAATTAAATATAGACTGTTTGCTTTCATCTCTAAAAGCGTGAGACTCTGATCTTGGAAACTGTCTGTAAAACTCATTCAAAGCGTCAGGATCTTGTTTTAATGAATCAACTTCATTTTCCCAATAATCTAAAGCTCCTTGACTTATCATTTCTCCATCAATACCCAGTATTGGCGAATCAGGAGACCTAAAAACAGGCATTCCATACCTGTCAATAAAGCCCTCCATATTCCATTCCATAGGGATGAAAAGTGAATATAAACCACTTTTAGTTTGACCATTTGAGTTTCGTTTTCCACAATCAGAATCTATATATAATTTTTTAAAATTACTACCACCTTTGTCAAGCGCATTTGATGTAGATCCCATCATACATTTACCAATAACTTTACTACCTAATCTAAGACAAGTTTTAGTAACCCTCCAGTTGTTTAGGATGTTGTCAGGCTTTTCCCACTTTCCACTTTCATCGTGAAGTAACAATTGCAATTTTTCACCATCATAACTGTTGTCTCCAGTATTTTTCCAGTCAATAGTAGTATCAAGACCTTCAAGTTCCTGGTCTTCAGTTAAATACATATTTTTTTTAGTAATTTTTGAAGCAGGTACTCTATAGGCTAATTCCGTTTTTGGTTTGTCCATACCATCTTGTATGGGTTTAAAAAAGAAAGGGTAGTTATTTGATATAGGAACTATTTTGTCGGTAAACATTTTTTTAGCATCAGATCCTGTTTTAGATAAAACACCAATACGAGCATCTTTTGTAATTGTACCAGTATTTACTCCTTCACATGAAGCCATAAAAGAAAATCCTGAACGTCTTATTTTTAAGTAATCCATTCCAAAACTTCTTTTATCTGCTTTACAGGCTTCCCAGAATATATAAAAAACCCTATTAGCTTCTCTGTAGTCAGGAAGTCCTACATCTATTTTAGTCCATTGAAGATACATATAATGAGTTCCTGTAATATATGTAGGTATTCCATTGTTATAAAACCAGCAACCTAACTCTCTGTAATTAAACTCATTTTCAATATAATCAATCCACTCATTTTTAAAACTTAAAGGAGCTTCATGCCACTGAAAAATAGATTTTATTTTTTTTAGTTGCTTAGGTATCTCTTTAGATTCCCAGAACTGATCTTCCTTTTTTTTTGATCTTTTAATTATGTTTTTTGAAGGTTTTGGTAGAGCTATATTAAGACCGCTAATATTTATTATTTGATCAATTTGACCTGTTTTTGATATAACAACAAAATTGTATTTTTCATTATAACCATAAGCCCATGATTTAGATTTGTTTTTTATAGACAAAACATTCTTAGGAACTATATTTTTAAGTTCAGTGTATAATTTATTTTGATCTTGATTCTGCAAATCCTTTTGGTGTGTTATTTTTTTTAGTATCTACTCCTTCTATTTGATCTTTTTCTTCTTGAATTTTTTTTAGTATTTCAAAAGCATCCATAATGCAAAGTTTTTTTGTAGCCGCTGCATTTTTTAATCTATCAGCAGCCAGCTCATCATCTTTATCGTACTTAATAATATCTTCTTTTGCCACTTTTATTAATTGCAAAACAGCTGACTCACCAGCTTTTATAATCTCTTTTTTTATGTTTTTTATATCCATCTTTATTTCGATTATATTTAAGTTTTAATTTATCTACTTTTTCATACCATTCGGTATTGGTTTTTTCAACTTTTTTATTACTCATAATCAGAAACTTTATAAAACATAACAAAAACCTTTCTCCCTTCTTTCCATGATATGTTTGGGTATTTACTATGAAAATAACTTGAAGGATAAGAAACTAATCTATTTTCTTCATAACCAACGACTGTACTTAATCTCCACCGATCTAAGTTGTTAGCATCTAATTTAATCATTTTATCGTAATCTTCATCAGTTATTTCTTTAGGAATTTCTCTTCCATAAATATCATGTTCCCATAAAGCAGTCCCATGAAGATCTTCTTTTTCTCTTGGAGATAAATAAAGAACTAAAGCTCTGTCTGGTTTTTCACCATTAATATTTAAATCAGAATGAATCCTCCAAGAAACATCCAAGGTGTCTGTAGATACTCTAAAAAAACTTAAAATATTTTCTATTTCTTTACCTTCTACCATAGACAGCCTTGAAGTCACATACTTATCAAACTCTTTATTTGATTTCTGTATGTGAAAATCTTTATCTCCTGCTTTTATTTTATTAAAAGTATTTTTATCTAAATAATCATTAGCTATTTTAAATAAGTTTTTTTCTACAAAGTCATCTAATATATAAATCATAAAGAAAAAGTTATATTGTTGGTAAACATTCTGTAGAGTCTTTCTCCATCTATATTAAACTCATATTCGCTGTCTGGCTGGTAAGATATTTCATCACCAACTTTCAAGCCCATGCTTAACAACTGATCGTTAATGTATTTTATTGTTCCAAATAAAGGTTCTTCTGTAATTGATTTTTTTATAAAAGATTTTTTAGTTGGAGATGGTTTTATAAAACAATATTTATTATATCCTTTCCATTCTCCGTTTTGCTTATATAGAAAAAATTGATCTGGATCAACAAGAAATAAGTCTTCCATAAAAAAACTTTTCCCACTTTTTCTACGACCATACATATCGTAATAAAACTTAAAAACATTATGATGAACTAAAAGCATATCACCTTCTTTTACAGGCCCTTTATATTCTATAGGAGTAGATACCACCACTGCATAGCGATTAGAGGCGCTATGGTCTTCTTCTGAAGTACTTACAATGAAATTTATATCACCATAAGCTTTTGTATTATCGTATCTCTTATTATTATAAGGTTTTACGATAAACGAATAAGGAGATTTCATTAAAAATTTATATTATATTCTAAAGATATGGGTAAGGTACACTTAAATTCTTTCCAAAGCAAAACTTCATCCTGCTTCATAATCCAAATTTTATAAGACTTAGCTTCAGTGTCGTGCTGTATAAGATGTATTCCATAACTTCCACCTAAAACATCTTGACCTACTATGTAATGCATAGCGCCAGATTTATAATCTGCTCCGATTGAAATTTTTCTTATGTCCATTTAAATTAAAATGTTGTACCTAATGTTAGGACTCTGTAAAACACATTGACAAATAATTTACCATCACCTTGTGTTGGATTAGAACTTGAAAATAAACTAAGAGGTTGATTAGCAGACAAAGCTAATGAATTACCAGATCCTCCACCTAAAATAAGCTTCACCGAATAATCTGCATTACCATTTGCAGTTAAATTTGATAACGATGCATACACAGTGGAATTACAATCAAACTCTAAATCACTGGAAAAATCATAAACCCCAGAACCGAATTGACCATACACCGCAATATCTATTATATCTATAACCTTATTAGCTCCTTGAGCTTCAATTATTTTCTTTCCTGTAGATAAACCTAACAACTCTTTTGATGTTACCTCTACATGAGCAACAAGCGTGTCAACACCAAAATTAGACTGTAACTGCGATATAGTGCAAGTTTTAGTCATTAAGTTATTTTCCGCATCAGTTATAATTAAATAATCTGCTGCATCAATATTACTAATATTAGGATACGCTGATGTGTTGCTTATTTTTGCCATGTTTTTTTATTCTGCTACCTCTAAAGGTTTTTCTTCTGGTTCTTTAACTTCTCCAGTTTGCAAGTTTATAACTGCATTCTGACCAAATTCTTCCATTAAAGATTTTTCTTGTTCAGCAAACTTTGCTTTAATATCAGCTATACCTGAAACAAGTTCAGCTTTTTTAATTTCTAAATCTGCGATTTCAAATTTTGAATCATTAAATTGTTTTTGTAAACCTTGTAATAATTCTAATTGCTCTTTACTTAATTGTTTTGACATTTGATTATATTTTATTTATTAAACTTAACACAAATATAAGAATATTTTTTTTATGATTCCAATGCTTTTATTCTTGCTTCTAAAGATTCTATTTTAGATATAGCCTCTTGTAATGCACTTGTTAATAAAGGAACTATTTTTGATTGATCAATTGATTGATATTCAGGATTACCTTCATAATCCAATCCATCTTTTTCTCCTGTAATAGCTTCTGGAATAATATCAGAAACCTCATGAGCTATAAATCCATCAACTGTAATGGTTGCGCCTCTACTAACATCTTGATCAATAAAATTAAACTTAGATGGCTTTAACTCCTTCAATCTGTCTATTGAGCCAGTCATAGGTACAATATTCTCCTTTAATCTATAATCAGAAGATGTATTATAAGACGTGCTTGAAGTACCGTTTTGGGTTATAGTTCCAACTGAACTACCAGAGTTATTATAAAATCTCATGAAGGTAGATCCAACATTAGGGTTTTTAACAGATATACCAGCATTCCCATATCTTGGCGCATTAACAAATATACCATGAGAGCCATAAGGAGAACCTGATGTAGAGTTGTATATTTGAAGACCTATTCCACCTGAATTTGTAGTAGGCCCTTGTATTTGCAATGCTCCACTATTGAATGTAGATCCACTGTAATTTATACCTAAAACATTAGTACTTGAGTTCCAGTATAAGGTATCAGTACCTATTGTAGATGTAAATCCACTACCAGTCCAGACAGCTACTCTTCCACTTGTTCCTGGCGCACCCAGAACAGCCCCTGCATTTGATAAGAACTTAGATGGCGTTTGCTGTCTTTGTATTCTTGGACTCGTGGAACTCGATGAGTCTGTGTAAATAGGTATGTATGTAGCGTTGCTATTAGTAATAAATCCATCAACTATGTTTCTCAGGGTATTAACTGTTATTTCTCCATAAATATTTTCTTCAACATTCCGTAAAGTTAACCCATTACCACCAACACCCATTTCCAGATCACCACCTGTAGCTTGGATGTAATTCCATTGATCACCATCATCATCAAATATAATTTTATTGTCTTCCTCTAAATTTATTGGCCCACTATTAAATGTGTTTCCATTTCCAGAAATAGTACCATTTGATTGTATTGACAATCGAGTAAAACCTCCATCTTTTATCCTAAAGGTGTCTCCAAAATATATATTAGTATCAGAATTTAATGATAAAGCTGCATGTGAAATTTCAACATTATTACTGCTATCTAAGGTAATTAATGTTCTTGCAGATCCACTTGTATCTGTTCCTAAATAATCACCATTGTTTGGTATTATATAATTACCTGAAGATAACCTATTGGTTGCAGTAGCATATGTTAAATCTGCATCAGACGTTAAGGCTGAACTGCTACTCCAAAAAGCTACACGAGTATTTGATCCAGTTCCTGTTACAGTACCTGATCCTGAGTTTGCATCTACATACGCTTTATTAGCAGCATCAGTTGATGCAGTAGGCGTAGATAAATTCGTTATTTTATTTGAGTTTAAATTTATATTTGCCTCTGCAGCTCCAAAATCATCTAAGTGTATATCGCTTACTCGTATTCTATTAACTGGGCCAGATGCAAGTCCAGGATTGCTCTCCGCGGTTAATACATAAGCAGCGTAACCGCTTGTTGCTCCATTAATAGAAGTAACAGCTGTGGCAGCATTTATTAAATTATCTGAATCACCAGAATCGTAATTTGCAGAAATAGTAACACTTGAAGCTGTACCTGATTTTTTTATACCGTCTCCTTCATTGATAGTTTGCACTCCACTATTGTAACTGTCTACGTAAGCGGTTGTAGCTATTTTTGTGCTATTATTGCCTTGTGATTGTGTTACTCCTGTAGTAGAAGTGTTTATTGTACCATTTAAGTCACCAAAAAATGTTGTTGCATATACCGATGACCATTTAGAGGTATTCATACCAAGTGCAAATGTATTATTACTGGAAGGTCTAAAACCACCACTATATATATTTCCTATAGAAGTACTATTTGCTCTGAATGCTATTTTACCTGCTCCAAATTGGATATCGTTTACACCAGAAACCCCACCAATGTCTAAACCATCATAGTATATACTTGATATAGTTGTTTGAGCAGGCGTTATTTCAATATCGTCTGCATTTGCAGTTATACCATCACCTCCAATAACATTTAAAGTAACTGTTCCGCTTGAGCCTCCACCTGTCATACCAGTCCCAGCTGTAACACCTGTGATGTCACCTTGCGGCACACCTGATATTGCGTTATCAACGTACAGCTTATTCGCTGCATCTGTATTGGCACTTACTGTATCAACACCTTGTATTCTACCAGTACCACCTAAAGTTATATCACCACCTGAGACTGTTAGATCGTTATTAATGTTTACATTACTTGAAAATGTCGCCGATGATGCAAAAGTTGTTGAACCATCTTGTAACATTCTAAAA